AATTCAGTTGTAAGCGTACCATTGCAAAAGAGCTTTGGGATGTAAAAGGCAACAGAGCCAAAGGTAAGAGCAAGGAAGCAAGAGAAATCAATCTTGCTTTGGATAATATCAAGGCTCAAATCATCAAGCACTATCAACGCCTGTCGGATAGAGAAGCCTATGTAACTGCCGAAATGGTACGCAATGCCTATCAAGGCATCGGAACAGAATATGAAACACTGCTCGGCGCATTTGATAAGGATAATGCCACATTCAAGAAACGTGTAGGTACAGACCGAGTGATAGCAACTTATATGTCAAGAGTACGGGCAAGAAACCATGTTGCAGCATTCATCAAGGCGAATTACAAGCGTAACGATATGTCTATGATTGAGCTGACTCCCGACTTTATCAAGGAGTTTGCGGTATTCCTCGCAACAGACAGAGGTTTGCAGAATGGCAGTATCTGGGCAAATTGTATGTGGCTCAAGGGTATTGTTATGCGTGCCCACTACAACGGATTGATGCCGAGAAACCCATTTGCTCAATTTCACATAAGCCCCAATGTTAAGGAGAGGGAGTTTCTGACCGAAGATGAATTAAAAGCGGTGATGACACGCGATTTTACGGATAGCAAGTTGGCATATATCCGAGACCTGTTTGTGTTTGCAAGTTTCACAGCCTTGTCATTCGTGGATATTAAGGAGCTGACCACCGATGATATTGTAGAGGTTAACGGTGAGAAATGGATATTATCCAAGCGACATAAAACCAAAATACCTTTCCAAGTTAAGTTGTTGGATATTCCGTTGCAGATTATCAAGCGATACGAGCCATTCCAAGAGAACAAACTCGTATTCCCCAATCTGAACTATTGGAGTATCTGTAAACCATTGAAAAAGATGATAAAAGAGTGTGGAATAGACAAGGACATTTCATTCCACTGCTCAAGACATGGATTCGCTACCCTCGCCCTCAGTAAAGGTATGCCAATCGAGAGTGTAAGTAGAGTTTTAGGACATACGAACATCGTTACAACACAGCTATATGCGAAGATTACCACCGAGAAAATCGACAAGGATTTGACGATGTTCGGCAACCAACTTAATCAATCATTCGGTAACACCACAATGGCATAAGGTATGGAACGAGCAATTATAACAATCAGCGAATCGGGTAATGTGAGCATACCCGATGGCAATGTATGGATGTCTTTTGCGGAACTTGTGGGGCTGTTCGATGTGGCAGTACCCACATTAAAGGCTGCAATCCGAGCCATACACAAAAGCGGAGTAATAGCGGAACATACGCAACATTGCGAAGTAATACCATATACCTATTGGGCTACCCTCTACAATATGGATATGATTGCAGCCCTTGCTTTCCGTATCAACTCATACGGTGCGGAGAAGATACGTAGTGAGTTGTTAAAGAGAATATGCGGACGAAAAGAGAAAATATGTTATCTCTTTTCGCTTGCAAACTCTCCAATGGGTATGTCGTGATGGCATACCGACAAGCCGATAAATCGGTAAGTCTGCATATCGGCTGATTAGTCAGTCAAGGTAAGTCCGAAGATAGGTTTTTGACCTGTTTTCGGACTTGCTTTGTTTATGCACCCCTCAAATTCCAATCCCTATAGTACTTTATTCACTATTCTGCTATGATTTGCGTAGTAACTTATCCGTCAATCACTTATATTTTTGTAGCTGACATTTTTTGAACTTAAAAGCATTTGAAAATGGAAGCTATCAAAGTAACATCAAGCCATAAACCGCCATCAGATGGTGGTATGGCAAAAGAAGAATTTATCCGAGTGGGAACAACGCTCTACAAGATTGTAGAGCAACCGAGACTGAACGGTGGATATGTAAAGAAGCGTATCCCTTGGAACAATGAAACGCTCCGCCAAGATTATGGCAAGGACTACATCGGCAGTGTTCCCAAGTATGACGGATTCTGCACCGTACCCGAACACATCGGCTATCGCCCTGTAATCGGCAAGTTCCTTAATCTCTATGAGCCGATAGACCACCAACCGCAAGAGGGTGATTTCCCCTCTATCCGCTCATTGGTAGAGCATATCTTCGGTGAACAATATGAGTTGAGTATGGACTATCTGCAACTGCTCTACCTGCAACCCGTTCAGAAGTTGCCAATCCTGCTGTTGGTATCGGAGGAGCGCAACACTGGCAAAAGTACATTCCTCAATTTTCTGAAAGCCCTCTTTCAGAACAATGTCACATTCAACACCAACGAGGATTTCCGCAGCCAATTCAATTCCGATTGGGCAGGCAAACTCCTTATTGTGGTCGATGAGGTGCTGCTCAACCGCAGGGAGGACAGCGAGCGATTGAAGAACCTGAGCACCACATTATCCTACAAGGTGGAAGCCAAAGGCAAAGACCGTGATGAGATAGCGTTCTTCGCCAAATTCGTGCTATGCTCCAACAACGAGTATCTGCCCGTAATCATCGATGCAGGGGAAACACGCTATTGGGTACGCAAGATAAACCGCTTGCAGTCCGATGATACCAACTTCCTGCAACGCTTGAAAGCGGAGATACCCGCATTTATCCATTTCCTCACCAACCGAAAGTTATCCACCGAGAGGGAGAGCCGAATGTGGTTCAACCCCTCGTTGTTGCATACAGAAGCATTGCAGAAGATTATCCGAAGCAACCGCAACCGATTGGAGATTGAAATGTCGGAGCTGCTGCTCGACATAATGGCAACTATGAATGTGGATAGCGTTTCATTCTGCCTTAACGACCTTATCGTGCTGTTGATGCACTCTCAGGTAAAGGTTGAGAAACACCAAGTGCGTAAGGTGGTGCAGGAGTGTTGGAAACTGACACCTGCACCCAACGGGCTTACCTACACCACCTATCAAGGCAACTACAATCAAAGTTGCCACTATGAGCCGATAAGGAGAGTGGGACGCTACTACACCATCACAAAGGAGCAACTCGAATCCTTGTAATACTATCAATTTTCTGTTGAATTGTTGAATGTGAGTATAAACGCACTGATTATAAACAATATACACTCTCAACAAAATCTCAACAAGTCAAAAGAGAAGTTGAGATACAGCACACTCCAAATTGTAGATTTCTCTTTTGGTGAGTGGTTTGTTGAGAACATGTTGAACTATTATAGGTCTGTATATAAGCATATTACATCAACGATTCATCAAATCAACAAAAATTCATTAACCTCAAAATCGTAGTAATATGACAATCAACGATGCAAAACAAATCAAGTTGGCAGACTATCTGCAAAGTTTGGGCTATACACCCGTTAAGCAACAGGGCAAGAGCCTATGGTATAAATCACCGCTAAGGAACGAAACAGATGCTTCGTTTAAGGTAAATACCGAACTGAACCAATGGTATGACTTCGGTATCGGCAAGGGCGGTAACATAATCGCATTGGCAGCCGAGCTGTACCACAGCGACAATGTAGCCTATCTGTTGGAACACATAGCGGAGCGGACACCATACATACGCCCTGCCTCCTTTTCTTTTGGCGAGCAACAAACCTCTAATCATAGTTTTGAGGACATAAAGGTTGGCGAGTTATCCTCGCCTGCACTAATCACCTATTTTCAGGAGCGAGGCATAAACATCGAACTCGCCAAAAGAGAGTGTAAGGAATTGCGATTTGAACATAACAGCAAACCATACTTCGCTATCGGCTTCCCGAATATCTCTGGTGGTTATGAGCTTCGTAACCGCTACTTCAAAGGTTGTCTTGCTCCAAAAGATATTACCCATATCCGACAGCAGGGCGAGCAGCGAGATGTGTGTTACCTCTTTGAGGGTTTTATGGATTACCTCTCGTTCCTTACAATTCGAGTGAACAATAATCCCGAAGAGCCACGCACCAATGAGCAGGATTATATGGTGCTGAACTCCGTTACCAACCTCTCAAAAGCCGAGCAACTATTACGCTCATACTCCCGAATCGGTTGCTTCCTTGACAACGACCAGGCAGGACAAAGAGCGTATGAAAATCTGAAAAGGATGTTTGGAAACAGGCTTCAAGATATATCACATCACTACAAGGAACATAAGGATTTGAACGACTATCTATGCCACCGAAACCAAGCAAAACAAGCAGAGAGAAAATCGCAAGTCCAATCCGCAAGGCGGATGCATAATCCACCACCAAAGAAGAAAAAGGGATTGGGTCTATAATCGGCACGCTCGCTTTCCCAAAGGTATTTAGCAAAAATACCATAGCTCAATAGGGCGTTTTCTTAACGCATTACTATCGTAACGCTAAAAACTCCCTAT